TTACTGCCCCCCAACCACCGGCACTACAGATATTTTTCGGTTATATCTTGCAGTCTGCGAAGCATTTTTGTGGCCTGATATTTCCTGTTTCTCATGCAGCGTTCCTTCCAGATCAGATATCCCTTTAGCTTTCAGATCATGGAACGTGAAGTTGAATTCAAGCTCAGGATATTTTTCAGCAGCAGCCTTTTTTGCCTTCATCCATTGAGCATTGAACGCATCACGCGTATAACGAGATCCTGATTGCTGATGAATTACATAAAGGCTAACCATACCGCTGTTTAATGGAAGTTTATCTGCCATGTTAATCGCTTTTGACAGTCGTTCTGTCCAGGCCTTTATCTGGCTAACTGCTGTTTTACTTTGCTGAATTAGAATTCCTTCATCAAGGATCTGACTTTTCTTAAGGTCAAGAATGTCACCCTGACGTGCGCAGCATAAATAAGCTAACTCCATAGCGATTTTAACCGGCACCGTAGAAACGCTGAATAGTGCATCGTATTCTTTGTCCGTAACATAGCGGGTGCGCGCCTGTTCCTTAAATTGCTTCACACCCTGGCAAGGATTCATCTTCACTTTTCCGCGCTCATATGCCCACCTGAACACCCTCGATATAAACGCTTTCTCTCGGTTCGCCTGGACTCTGCTTTTAACACCTCTTTTATCCATATACTTCCTGATATGCTCAGGCTTGATATTGTCTGGCTTCATCTTCCCGAAAACGATATTTACCTTTGAACCATATTTTCGGTAGTCCTTTCTTGTTTCTGTTGCTAACTCATGAAAGTCACCGGAGTTAAAAAACTCTTCACAGAGTGCGTGGAAATTTGAGCCAACCTTGATATCGTTTATGAAGTTTTCATAGGCAGCCCAGACCTGAGACTTTGTGAGATCGTGGTTGCACAATCTCACCGTTCTCCCGTCTGGAGTTCTGAACTCATAAGCTGATTTGCCCCGACGAACGCGGGGAGGCATCCAGTTATCTTCTGGGTTTTTGCGGATTCTGGGCATTACATGTCCTTAAAGTTTGGTTCTTCTTCCTCTGGATTGTTCACTACCAACTTCAGGCCAGCAGGGTTAGTTACATGATCCCATGTAGTACCTGGTCTGCCGTCTTTTCGTGGCACGAAAAATACACCGCTTTCTTTCAGCGCGCGGCACTGAAGGGAAGGGCGACGATAACCAGTAAGCTGATAGAGGTCATCAGGGGTAAGAAAACGTTGGCTTTGTCCGCTCATCGTATAGCTCTCCACTTAACCGGCTGCACCCGGCTATCTCTTATAGAAAATGCATGATGAGCAACCACCACGGAGCCCATCATTACAGGTACGACATCTTTTTGTTTCGGTGTAATAAAGCTGGTGGACCATTTACTTTGGCATGAGAACCGGCATCGGCACGCGGATAACCAGCTTCTTGAGCCTGTCGATTTCGCCGGCCAGTTCCAGCAGGCGGGAGCGGCAATCCTCTGCCTCTTCACGCCACCAGGTTACATCCGCTTTAAGGCGGCGCATACGCCGCTGTTTGAGTTTGCTGGCCATGGTTATTTACCTAATATCCATTGGTTACCAGCATGGGCTTGAAACTTAACTGAAGTGTCTGGCAGAAGCAGTTCCTGCACTACCTCGCCGGTTTCGACAAAGTAATAATTGCTGTCAGTTACATTGTTAATAAATAAACCCTGTCGTTCCGCCTCACGAAGACCGCCAATTATCTTCATAACTTTTTTACCAATCGGACGAAAGTCAGGCTCGACCCCTGCCAACTTGGCAGCTGCATAATTATGGTGGCCATCCATTAAAATGGTGTATTGCTTCCCGCGCAGCACTATCGGGTAGACAGAAACGATGAAGCGTTTAAATCTCAATGCACGGTCTGCGACTTTTTCGTTATCAAGATAGCGCTGGCTGCTAATGAGTTTTCCCTTTATCACGGATTCACCTCCTGCTGCGGTTCTGCTTTGATATGCAGGCGTGGTTCGCCATCTTTTGGCTCGGGCCAGGTGCGCGCTTTATTTACTTCCAGCTTCTCGATCATGGCCAGTGTGATTTGTTCGTCTGTAATACCAGCGCGGCGTTGTGCATCCCACAACAGGAATTGCATATCAGCCCATTCACTAAGGTCGCCTGGTTCTGCAGCTGCTTCCAAAGCTTCTTTCGAAAGGTGCTTTAGAGGACCAATAGGACCAACATCGCCAAATGTCGACTGCGACCATTCTGCATGCTCGCGTCGTACATAATCACGCGCTGATGTTTTACCTGATAATAAGGCAGCGCGAATATCATCCCTTTCCTTTGCGAGTGTCTTACACCGTTCAACAAAGCTCCGAGCTGTTACTGTCAGGGACCTAATCTCACCGGGAGCATCACTACCGGAAAGAATAATGGCAAGCCGCTTAAGCATTTCACGATCAGCTGTATCCTGCGCTACCGGTTCTGGTGGAGCAAGATAGAGAGCCTGGTAACTCCATCCTGACCATTGTGCCGCTTCTGCACGATCATCATCTTCAGGGCGAACAAGAGTCACTTCGCTCGGGTGTTTTCTGTTTGACCACAGCCAGGCTACGGGTTCGGCACTGACTTGCGCTGGCGGGGCGGTGTATAAGCGCTCAATAATGCAGTTCTCAAGCTCAAAAGCGTCAGGCTGACGATGATCAGCATAATCCCAACGCTCACTGCCTATAGCGCCAGGATGTTTTAGCTTTGACCTAAACGCAACCGGCTCAGCTTCTAGAGAAGCCAGCGCAGAAGCATCATCGCGAACCTTACGAAGTTCCAGAACAGCAACCTGAACTGCATAAGCGAACATAGCGCCAGATCGATCATTTGCTTGCTCACTATCGCGCTGCATGTTGACTGCAACAGTCATCAGTTCATCCAGCTGTTCGCCGGTCATTGGTTTATTGGCTGTCATGATTATTTTCCTGCTGCAGTTTGTATTGCTTAACGAAGTGGGCCACAGCCTTTGACTGGCTAGCGGCAATGGTTTTGTCGCCCATGTCCAGCCAAACGGTTTTTCCGCGATACAGCGAGGCCCGACCAATGTCTTTACCATCGAGCATCACATACAGAGTTCGTCCGCGAATTTCTGTGGTCGGGACTGGCTGTGACAAGCGATACGTTTCACGCGCTTCAGCAATGGCTTTGTGCTCGTCGATAATTGCTAGTGCTTCCGCCAGCGCTGCACCTTCAAGAGTGAAAACACCTTCATCACTGATCGTCGCCTGAGCCATCAGCTCAACAAAACGGCGCGCGTTCTTTACGCTAAGTTCAGGCGCGATAGAGCTGCGGGTAACTTTCTTTTTGCCCTGGGCAGCCGCTACAGCCTTATCGTGCTGGAGAACTTTTCCAGCCTGTTCGCCATACTCCATAACGCGATCAACCGCGACATCGACTGACACCGCACCGGATTTAACTTCCTGCTGAACGTCATGGTTCGCCGTGCTCAGAAGCAGCAACTTCTCTACCGTGGCAACTGATTTATTGACCAGTTTTGCGATCTCGCTGGTGGTCTGGTTGAAAGCGTTATGCAACTCCTGAATAACTGCAGCCTGTTCCATGTCTGACAGCGGCAGCTGGTTGTTACTGGTCATGATGCGCGCCAGGCGCTGAACATCGTTACCGTTAAACGGCATGATGTGGATGCGGTCTACTGGCTTACCAGCTTCAGCACAGCGCGCATAGCAGCGACGACGGCGGTGACCTTCAACAACCCACACGCCTCCTTCATCACGCGCGATAACTTCCAGTGGTGGAACTGATCCGCCGTTCATCAGGTAGTTAAACAGGTCATCATCTGCCTGGCGGGTGCGCTCGTCGTCTTCACGCTTGTTGAAACCTTCACGAACGTGGATATCTGAAAGAGCGATAAACATCCCGGTATCGGTGCGCTTAATCACACCGGCCTTGGTCATTTGCTTGAATGAGTTAGCCATTAGAGAGCAACCTCGTTATTCAGGGAAATGACAACAGGAGTGAGCTCACGCAGTTCTCGCTGAGCTTCCAGCAGGTGCATGTTGGTAGGCGTTTTGGTGCGGCGCTCTTCGATGCGGTCACACTCTTTGGCCCAACTGGCAATATCCTCACGTAGGGTGGCGTTCTGCTCAGCCAGTTCTTTACGCTGCGCCATCGCTTCGCAGAGCGCAACACTGGTAACATCAAGGCGTGTAGCCAGTTCGTTAACCATCCAGCCGTAAGCGGCAGGAAGGAGAGGGGCGGCCTTACGAGCTGCGTCAATAAGCTGCTCTCTGGTCATGCGTGGTTGTAACTCGGTGACGTTCTGTGTGTTCGTCATGGATAGTTTCTCCGTTTTATAAGCGCTCTGCACAGCGCTGAATTTTGGTTGCACGAATCCCTCGCCTGGTGGCGACAAAAAATAAATGGTTTTCGTTTTAGTAAGCACCCAACCAGGGCACTTAGTGAAACGGGCGGCTGCAACCGCCTGTTAGCTTCTCCACAATTGGGAGCGCGTTCTCCTGAGGTTGATTTAACGACTGAGGCCTCTCAAGGAACCGGCTGAACGCGCTTTCAGTTGTAAAAAAAGTGCGGTGGCGAGTAAGGAAAATAAACAAAGCACTGCCACCGCAAAGACTACACACAGCTTTCGTTGTTACAGGCACTACGGGTTTACCACAACTGGAAGCACACTCCGTTCGTTTACTTACCTGCCATCCACAACCGATAGTTGATGGAGTGCGCTTTCATGTTGTGTGCCGGGATTCCACCGGCTCCCATCTGTTTTTATAGCCACTCAGATATCGTCTGGGCTGTCACCTGATCGTCACGCTGGTGAAACGTCTCTGGCTGTCGTACTTGCCTGGCTTGCACATTCCGGCTACCCGCTGGATCTGGATACTGAAAGGAATCCCCGGACCGCTGCGGCACATGTGCCATATGCCGTACTGCTTACCAACCGATGGTGTTAAACATCATCACCCCGGCGCATAATGAGTATCACCAATAGTAATTAAATGGTCAACACCTCTAGTGATAAAAATATAACGAATAGTGTTAACTTTATGATTATTAAGCTGAAAAAAGATGCAAAAAAAAGGAGCCGATTGGCTCCTTATTCGAAGATAGTTTCAGGCCATTGGGCCTTGACAACTTTGCCTATTATCCTGCAATTCTCATTACATTCAATGGCCTGATAGCGAGGGCTGGGGTTAAGAGGTTCGAGCCAAGGCTTACCGTCTTCACGAACAAATTTTTTAAAAGTGACCTCTGAATCGTTGAATATACCAGCAACGCAGAAATCACCAGGCTCAACGTCCTGTTCTGGATCTATGAGTATAAGCATTCCCTCAGGAAAGCTTGGCTTTACTCCTGGAGGCGCAGTCATTGAATGGCCTGATACCTCAAGCCAAAAGGCAGAATCACTGGCTTTAACTGTGGTTGAGACCCATTCCTTCGCGTCGCGTTCTGTGTATGAATTAACAGGGCAAAATGAGCCTGCCTGCACTTCAGTTAACAGTGGGTACTCATAAACAGAGGAATGATTCCTTCCGTTCGCAATCGCCTCAAACATAGCTGATATCTCAGCTGCAAGGGAAGGACTGAAATCATCGACTTTTACTCCGAGAATTTTAGCGAACTGCGCGGCATGAGTAGCGTTGATAGCATTTGTGCCATTCAGTAACTGAGCGACACCACTTTGTCCCATACCCATTTGCTCAGCCAAAGTCTCCTGTGAGAGCCCAAGCGCTTTTTTCTTGGACTCAAAGATAGCTTTCAGCCTGTTGGCATCGGCGATTTGTTCGGCGGTCAATGGTTTCTTTTTCATTCTCATAATTTATCACCGCACGGCATAATCACCAATCACCGCTAGTGTTGACATATTTATCACTAACAGTGATACTCCTTATGTGCAAACCACGAGGAAAACCAATGAAGATTATTCCGCTCTCTGAATATGTTTTGGAAAACGGTCAGGCCAAAACCGCTGAGGCTCTTGGGGTATACCAAAGCGCCATCAGTAAAGCCCTCAAGCGTAATCGCCGGGTAAATATCTTGGTAAACGAAGACGGGAAAATTGAAGCCGAGGAAGTTCGACCATTCCCTAACAAAAACAAACCTGTTGATCCTGACGTTGCAGTAACACCGTAACCCAGCAACCAGCATTACGTAACTACCAAAGGAAAAACAACATGGTAGAGCCAAGCCTGAAAGAAGTAGTGAAAGCGATGTGCAAAGCGTACCCCGGTGGCCGTGAGGCTATGGCCGGTGCTCTTGGCATGTCAGTAACGCAGTTCAACAACAACCTTTATGAGAAGAATGGCTGCCGTTTCTTCGAAGTGAACGAACTGGAGGCGATGGAAGACATTTCAAATACGTCTCTCCTGGCTGATTACTTCGCTCAGCGTCGCGGCGCTTTGCTTGTGGACGCTCCGCAACTGGAAGACCTCGATCGCGTAGACCTTTTTACCCGTGCCATGAGAACCGCAGCAGCGCGCGGACAGGTTGATCAGATAATCCAGAAAGCCCTGGAAGACGGAGTGATTGAGCCGCATGAAGCCGAAGAGATTAACGAGCATCACCGCCGTCATCTGGCAGCGCGTGAAGAAGAAATCCGCGCGATTGTTGCGCTGTTTAGCCGTAAGAAAAGCCCAAAAAAGTGACGCCAGCGGGCGTGCAGGCCCCTGGCGTCTTGGCGTGTCGTATTCAGTGGAGAAACTAACGCATGAACAGTTTAAACCGATTGAGACCAGCAAAGCAATTCAGATGCCTTCCACTGGTGGGAAAAGACTCCCCGTTCGGCTATGTGGAGAGATTAAACGACCAGCCTGGTGAGAACAACTACCAGCCTGAGAACGCGATGGTAGAGGCTTTTGCTCAGATGAACGAGAAGGGGCGTGAAGAATGGCTGAAGTTAACCGGCGATTCAAAGACCACTACGGCGTCCCGGTCCGCGTCATCAGATGGGAGCCCGAGACGCGACGCGTTATATACCTTCGCGAAGGGTACGATCATGAGTGCTTCAGCCCTCTTGAACAATTCCAGCGTAAATTTACAGAGTTAAAGGACGACCATGAGCACTAAATTAACCGGTTACGTTTGGGACGCTTGTGCCGCTTCTGGCATGAAGTTGTCCAGCGTTGCCATCATGGCGCGTCTGGCAGACTTCAGCAGTGATGAGGGGGTTAGTTGGCCTTCTATCGCTACTATCGCACGTCAGATTGGGGCAGGTGAGAGCACCGTTCGCACGGCAATAGGCCAACTTGAGAAAGATGGTTGGCTGACCCGCCAGCAGCGCCGTAAGGGCAACCGTAACGCATCCAACGTTTATCAACTGAACGTTAAAAAGCTCCGTGATTCTGCCTTTTCTCACCTGTCAGAATCTGACGCGTCAAAATCTGATGCATCAAAATCCGACCCGTCAAAATCCGATGCGTCGAAAAACAGTAATAACGGCAGTTTTCACCCGTCAGAATCTGGTGGGGATCCGTCAGTAAAATCAACTACTGATCCATCAGATAAAAAACCTACTTGTCAGGTTGCCCCGCAACCCGACGATGAGAAAGTCGGCAATAAGCCTGATCCTGATGTTTTGCTGACAGATAATTCAAAACTTGTGCTGAAGCATCTCAACCTGGTAAGCGGTTCTCGCTTCCAGAACTGCTCTGCATCGCTGGATAACATCCGCGCAAGGCTTCGTGAGGGGTTTACTCCAGAAGAGCTCATGCTGGTGGTCGACTACAAACACGAACACTGGAAGGGCCTTAAGGATTACCAGTACATGCGTCCAAAAACTCTGTTTATCCCCGGAAACTTCCCCGGCTACCTGCAGGTTGCTACTCGCTGGGATGCGAAGGGAAGACCGCAACGCGAGGATTGGGATGCAGCCCGTAAGAAAAATTCCCTCACCTTCGGTGGTCCAGACAAAGAGATCCCTTCAGGTTTCAGAGGAGCTAAATCATGAGTTTTCTGAAAACAATTCAGCTGTTCGTTGCCAACAACCCTGGACTGACGAACAAAGAGATCGCCGCAGCACTGCCGGAGTACGAATTGCACAGCGTGCAGCGTGCAGTATGCCGCCTGGTCATGCTTAACCGTGCTGAGCGCAAAGGCGAACGCCACAACTTCCGTTACTACGCAAAAGCGCCGGTTGGTCCAATCGGGCCGATTGTCCCGCGCAACCCGGTAGAAAAAGCTGAAATAGCTCCTGAGCCAAAGCAGGAAACCATACCAAACCCTGCTGTCGTTGCATTGATGGATAAGGCTAAAGAACTTTCCGACAAAGGCCTTTTCCTGCGTGCCGCAAACGTTCTGATGGAAGCCTTCACCCGATCAAAAAACGAAGAGATGCGTGAAAAGATTATGGCCGAGCGCCAGCGCTGCCTGAGCGTGGTTCAGAGGGCCAAGGCTCCTGCTGATGGATGGTGCCTGGCTGGCCGAGCGAGGAACGTTTGATGAAATACTCACTGATTTACGCTGACCCAGCCTGGGAATATGGCAACACTGTCAGCAACGGCGCGGCTACTAACCACTACGGAACAATGAAGCTTATCGACATGAAGCGTCTTCCGGTCTGGGACCTGGCGGCCGATGATGCTGTTCTGGCTATGTGGTTCACCGGCACACACACCCGCGAGGCTATCGAACTGGCAGAAGCCTGGGGCTTTAAGGTCCGCACTATGAAGGGCTTTACCTGGGTGAAGTTTAACCCGCTGGCAGAGCAGCACATCAACAAAGCGCTTCAGGCTGGTGGAGTTGAGGACTTTTACGACTTCCTCGACCTGCTGAACACGCAGACCCGCATGAACGGTGGCAACTACACCCGAGCCAATACTGAAGACCTGCTGATAGCCACCAGGGGAAATGGACTTGAGCGCCAGTGCGCAAGCATCAAGCAGGTTATCTACAGCCCACTCGGCGAGCATAGCCAAAAGCCATGGGAAGCGCGTCACCGTCTCGAAAAACTGTACGGTGACGTTCCGCGCATCGAACTCTTCAGCCGCTGCGGTGCGCCAGGCTGGGACCATTGGGGAAATCAATCTGAATTACCAGCTGTTGAGCTTATACCGGCAGTTGCCGTTGCCATGGAAAAACAACAGGAGCGCGCCGCATGAAACCTGAATTAACGCCGCGCCAGAATGAAGTTTATGAAGCCATCAAGGTTCACATTGAAAAAGTTGGCTTTCCACCAACGTTGATAGAGCTTGCTGAACTGATTGGTTGCTCATCTCAGAACGCAGCTGCTGAGCATGTGAAGGCGCTAAAGAAAAAAGGTTACCTCTCCATTGCTCCTGGCGCTGCCAGGGGCATTACCGTCGTCAAAACAGAACTGGATGCTGATCCGGTAGCGATCATTAAAGGTCTATTATCCGGTGGAGACAAGGCGAGAGTTAACGCTGTTGAATGGCTGAAAAAGCAGGGAGTGACTGTATGAAACTGGTGCTCCCGTTCCCTCCGAGCGTAAACACCTACTGGCGAGCCCCGAACAAGGGGCCGTTAAAAGGCCGCCATCTTATCAGTGCCAAAGGGAGGGCATATCAAAGCGCTGCCTGTGTGGCGATCGTCGAGCAGCTTCGCTTCCTTCCAAAGCCTTCAACAGCACCGGCTGCCGTCGAGATTATGCTTTACCCGCCTGACGAACGCCGCCGCGATATCGACAACTACAACAAGGCTCTGTTTGACGCGCTTACTCACGCTGGCATCTGGGAGGATGACAGCCAGGTGCAGCGAATGCTGGTGGAGTGGGGACCTAAAGTACCTGGTGGACGAGTAGAGATATCGATCAAGAAACATGAACCTCTGGCGGGTGCAGCCGCCTGATAAGTGGAGAAGAGCATGAATCAGATGAATATCACCGTAATGTGCCCGACTCACCACGCAGCCGCGATAGGGAAGCAGATAACGATGTCCAGCCGTGAGATTGCAAAGCTGGTCGACTCTCGCCACAGCAATGTGTGTGTGACCATCGAGCGACTGATGAACTCGGGCGTAATTGGGGGGTATGCTGCAATGCAGTACACCCATCCACAGAACCAGCAGGTTTACCACTACTACGAAGTTAACAAGCGAGATAGCTATGTGATCGTCGCCCAGCTTTGCCCGGAGTTTACCGCCCGTCTGGTTGACCGCTGGCAGGAACTGGAGAGCGGGGCAGGAATGGCGGTACCGCAAACACTCCCTGAAGCACTTCGACTCGCTGCCGACCTTGCCGAACAGAAGCAACGCCTGAGTGATGAACTGGCTATAGCAGCGCCTAAGGCTGAATTTGTTGATCGCTATGTCAAGGCAACTGGCTCAATGACGTTCCGGCAGGTTGCCAAACTCCTTAACGCCAAAGAACCTGAATTCGCGATGTTCCTCATCGAGAACGGCATCATGTACCGCCTTAACCGCGTGCTTACTCCGAAGAGCAAGCACATCGAAGCAGGGCGCTTTGAAGTTAAGACCGGTACTACCAACCAGACAAACTACGCATTCAACCAGTCCCGCTTCACTGCAAAGGGCGTGCGCTGGATTGGTGGCCTGTGGGCTGAACATATCGCTAAGGGGCAAATTGCGTGAGAGCCATACTGACACCTGAAGTTGCGCCAATGTCCGGGGTGGTACTGTTCCGCCCAGGAAACGAGTTGCTGTGGTTATTTCGTCGTGGCCGGGTAGTTATTGAAACACCATCCGAAGCAATCCAGCATCTGCCATCTGGTCTTATTCCGGAAGCGCACCAGCCACTGACAGATGATGTCAGCATGCAGCCGCTTTTCATGAATGAGAGAGTTATTCAGCGTGCTGGTGGACTGAGCAGCCTTGATGCCTGGCTGGAACGTAAATTCGAATGTCAGTGGCCCCACAATGAATGGCACTCAAAGGACTTTACGGTGATGCGTCACTCCCCCGGAAGCATTCGCCTTTGCTGGGGCTGTGATAACCAGTTGCGTGAACAAACTACTGAAAGACTGGCAGGAATTGCCATGCAGAACCTGGTAAAATGGCTACTCGAAAGGGTGAATATTATGCTTGGCTTTAGCGCTGACCACACCCTGACGCTGCCGGAGTTCTGCTGGTGGATGGTACGTAACGATCTGGCCGACCTTATTCCTGAGTCAGTGGCCAATAAAGCCCTGAGGATTAAGCCTGAATCGCACAGCTCAGTAATGCGGGAAAGTGACATAGTTCCGTCATTACCGGCGACTGAAATCCTCCAGGAGAAAGTTAAGAAGATTGTCTCGGTGAAGGTCGATCCTGAATCACCGGAATCTTTCATGCTGAGGCCAAAGCGCCGCCGCTGGGAGAACGATAAGTACACCCGCTGGGTTAAGTCGCAGAAGTGCAGTTGCTGCAATAACCCGGCAGACGACCCCCACCACCTGATAGGCCACGGGCAGGGCGGAATGGGTACCAAAGCGCACGACCTGTTTGTGATACCGCTGTGCAGAGCGCATCACGACGAGTTACACGCTGATCCTGTGGCATTTGAAGCGAAGCACGGCGACCAGTTAACGCTGTTGTTTCGGTTTTTAGATCGTGCGCTGGCAATCGGCGCACTGGCGTAAGTGGAGACGCTCATGGACCTCGATAACGTTGTTAAATTTTTTGCCCCGAAGGGAATGCATATTTCGGACAGTGTGCGCGCTACTGCCAGCGAACAGCTGACGGTGACTGATGTTATGGCGGCGCTGGGCATGACCCAGGCAGATGCAGGAATTGGTCTTGCTATGTATCTGGGTAAGGCAGGTGTAAGTAAACACGACCGAGAAGCATCAATAAACTGGCTTGCTGAATATGCCAAACAATCCGCACCTTTTGCAGTACGCCGCCTGGCCGGAAAAAAATTCCCCCTCTGTATGCTTATTCTCGCTAAGTTCGCCTATAACGACTATGCATCATCAGCTGCAGATTTATACGATTGCCCTAAATGCCACGGTAAGGGCCTACTTGAAAAAGTCGGTACGGTCACCAAAAGCCATTACACAATGAGAATTCCTCAGTGGGCAAAAGACCTTGGACAGTCGCCATCATCTTTCGAAAAGAAGCGCGACGTGAAGAACGTTGAGCATTCACTCTGCGCAAAATGCAACGGTACCGGGAAAATAAGTAAGCGATGCCAGTGCGGAGGAACAGGAAAGACACTGGATCGTAAAGCAACTGAGCTGCAAGGCGTACCTGTTTATAAGGAATGCAAGCGCTGCGAAGGCCGCGGCTACAGCAGACCAAAATCATCTGTTGCTTACCGTGGAATATTCTCTGAATTGCCAAGTCTCCCTGATCGCACCTGGCGCTACAGCTGGAAGCCATTCTACGAAATGCTTGTTTCTCGCTGCTTTCAGGAAGAGAGCTATTCAAACACCCAGCTGAAAAAAGTCACAAGAAGCGATAATTTGACTGATATCGCGTAATTTAACGTCACGATGCTTGCAATGTTGCCGTTTTTGATGTAATTTGACACTAACGATGGGCATTGTATGTCTACAGTTAGAAAGTTAAATCAACCCTCGCTAATGCGGGGGTTTTGTTATTTGATAGGTGGAGTAAACACTATCAGGTAACTTCTATGAAATACTTCGAGCTTGAAACCAAGGGTATGCACATTGTCGGTGAAGACATGAATTACACTTGGGAAACGTCAAAACTACTTCACCAGTTAATCGCTTCATTTTATGAAGCAAACGCCGCTCTAAATTTATACATCAAGCAGGACGATGCGTTATTTGAGGGATTAAGTTCCCCACCTCCATATCCACCTACGGATGAGGAATGGGCTAAGGTGGTTCAAGAGCGTGAAAGGCTGGCTTCGGAAGTTATAGAGGAATTTGGTATACCACCAGATGACTGGCATGAAATTAACCATCAAGTTGAGATAAAGTCGAAGAGAAAAAAATGGTCACAGGGTAGTGTTCCACGTCAAATTGAATCTGCCGAGCATCAGATATATGCAAAAGCATTCGTCTACGCGTTTGATACGATTGTGGAGACCCTTAAAAATCTGAAGGAACGGGAAGGTGTTTCTGAGGTTGTGGCTAAAAAAATCGAAGAGATAAAAGAAGCATTTCCTGACCTTAAAGATGTAAGAGACACTTCTCATCATTTAGGTGATAGGGTAGTGGGGTTAAAAGTAGTGCGCGGGCAGAAAATCCCGATTAACCCTGAAGGACAAAACATAGCCCTTAACAGCCACGGAGATGGTATGTTTTACACAATGAAAAAAGACGGCACTCAAGGTTCCATTTCTATAACTTATGAGTCTTTAGAGAAAATGGGGCAAATTATTCAAGATATTTTGGACTCTTTTCAGTGGCAAGGGCATAAAGAACACTTACCATATTAATTAAATAACTATTTCTTCATGAGGCCGCATAAGCGGCCTTTTTTGTTTCCCCTCGTTCTGAGAGGACTCACGGCAATAAGAGGGGGCTAAATGTCCGCAGAACCGATATCTGCTACGGCAACTGCTGGTGTTGCTGCCGGTACAACCGGAATCACCTTTGCCACGATGTTTCCAGAAGCTACTCCCGCCGTAATGCTCTGCTCTCTTGCTGGGGCTGCTCTTTACGTCCTGAGCAGTGAAGATCACAAGCTCTGGAAACAGATACTGTTCGCGCTTATCTCGTTTATTGGCGGGATTTACTGCGCCGGTACAGCATCTGAAATTATCGCGGCGCTTATCAATGCGGCATTAAGTCACCTTTCTCCGCCAGTTTCCGTGAAGGTATCTCCAGCTATGGGTGCCCTGCTGGCTTCATCGGTTTCTGTCACCATCCTGGCTCGAATCCTCAAGCGGTCGAAGACAGGAGACTTACCCGGATTGAAGGGGGAAGAATGACGTGGCAAACACTGATCCTGAACATTAACGCTATTGCATGCATCCTGATCACCATACGCCTGATGTTCTTCAGGAAGCGGAGCTTACGCCGCCGCCGTCTGATGGAATTTCTCGCGTATGGGCTGATCCTCGCACCAGCGTTTACCGCTTTCCGCATCTGGCATGGTGATTACGTGCAGGTCGACTACGGAGAGTTGGTCGTCAATCTCGTTGTCTGCATTGCCGTATGGCGAGCAAGGGGCAACATCGCAAGAATCGCAGGGGAAAGCACAACGTGAACCAATCACAATTTCAAAAGGCGGCTGGGCTAAGCGCCGAGTTAGCTGCGCGCTGGTTTCCGCATATCGATGCTGCAATGAAGGAATTCGGCATAACCGCGCCGCTCGATCAGGCCATGTTTATCGCGCAGATGGGCCATGAGTCCGGCGGTTTCACCCGGCTGGTGGAAAACCTGAACTATTCGGCAGAAAACCTGGTACCTACGTTCGGCAAGAATCGCATTACTGCACAGCAGGCCGCCGCACTCGGCAGAACGGCAACGCAACCGGCAAATCAAAAAGCGATAGCCAATCTGGTTTATGGCGGTGAGTGGGGCAAAAAGAACCTGGGCAACCAGGTTGCTGGTGATGGATGGAAATATCGCGGTCGCGGCCTGAAGCAAATCACCGGGCTCAGCAATTACCGCAACTGTGGCCACGCGCTGAAGTTGGACCTTGTAACCCAGCCTGAATTGCTGGAACAGGATGAATATGCTGCGCGCTCCGCTGCATGGTTCTATGTCTCGCACGGATGCCTGCTCCATTCCGGCGACGTGGAGCGCGTCACGCTGCTTATCAATGGCGGACGTAACGGGCTGGATAAACGCCGCGCGCTGTTTAACCTGGCAAAATCTGTGCTGGTGTGAGGTCACTATGGGGTTTGAAACTTTAATCGGTATTGCTGCAGCAGTCATTGCCGCCATCGCTGGCGCTTTCGGCCTGGGCCATATTCGCGGCTCAAGCAAAGCAGAAGCAAAAGCAGTTCAGCAGCGCACCGAAGATAACGCAGCTGCAACGGTCGCAGCAGCAGATCGCCGTGTAGAGACAACAAAAGAGGCCAGCAATGTACAGCAAACTGTTAACCATATGTCTGGCGACGATGTTGATCGCGAGCTGCGGGACAACTGGACCCGTAAAGGTTGAGGTAGTGGACACGGCTTGCGACTGGGTTAAACCCATCTACGGAACGGACCACGACTGGGATGTTCTGGACCGCCAGACGAAGAAAGACATCCTGGCGCATAACAAAGCGTGGCAGGCGAACTGCGGAAAGGTGCACGGAAATGAACATAAATAATGTTAACGCGGCTTCAGCCTTATGCGAACAGCTTAAGGAACTTGAAGGGCAGTACTCACTCGTCGTCCGCGGGGAAGGGCTTGGCATAACGATTCAGAGTCGTTATCAGGATGATGCTTTTGTTAATGCGGTACGTAGCAGCGTTACTGGGGAACTTAGCCGACGCATTGGATCCGTCAAACATCAGCTTAAAGAACTAGGAATAACGTCATTTACCAAAGAGCAGTAGCCATTACAAAGCTCACCTGTTGGTGGGCTTGATAATGGCTAGCCCCATCAGCGAAAGCAACCCCTCATCTTGTAAAAAGGAACTGCGCAAAAAGCAGATGCCCATTATTGGCAGTTGGACATCACTTTTCGGTGATTATGGGATTATCCTCAAGAAAAAAAACACCGTAAGTCAACCTGACTTTAATCAGGTAATTCTTAAATGTATGATGGAGTTTCACTTTTTATGTAAGGGAATGAAAATGCAAGATTGGTTCGCGTCTTGGCTTTATGTTGATGTCGTAACTGGAGATAGAATTGAAGGTTGGAATATCTTTACGGTGTCAGCTGATAAAAAACCCAAACAAGTAGCTACAGATTATATTGTTGAAACTGCTCGTGAACTGGGTGTATCGCAGAACAAACTGATATTGAACGCATTCAACCGAGTTTAAAAAGGTTTGCTGATGCAAAGGTCGCTTAGGCGGCCTTTTTTATTGCGCTTCGCACGCGCAGATAGAAGAGAGTCTTTCAGTAGTGAGCCTGGGTGATGCCGTTAGGTTGCGTTTACCTCTCGGGCGGCATTGCCGTGCGGCAGGCTCACGTCTAAAAGGAAACGCACATGCAGGTCACAATAGACGGTGTCCCGTATGCACCTGTCAATAATTCATGCTCTGCGATTGGAATTGCCATAACGACACATAACAGGCCGGAAGTTCTTCAGCGCGCCATTGAGCATCACATGAAGCATCTTCCATATGGTGCGCTGGTGGTCGTTATCGACGATGGGTCAAAACCTGCCGCTGTTGTTCCTGATAACGTGAAGATTATCCGGCATGAACAATCACGCGGTATTGTCGCTTCGAAGAATGCCAGCCTTACCGCTCTGATGGACGCCGGGTGTGAGCATCTATTCCTTTGGGACGATGATGCATGGCCAATCGCCGATAACTGGCACCTCCCTTACATCGAATCACCAGAGCCTCACCTGTCTTATCAGTTTCTTGACCTAGCTGGCCCACGAAAGATTAACGATATGACCGTCCTGTACCGGGATGATAAGAATATCGCTTACACCGGGCAGCGCGGTGTGATGCTGTACTACCACCGGAGCGCCATCAAGAAGGTTGGAGGATTCGATTCGGTATACGGTCGCGGCATGTACGAACATCCTGACCTGGCCCTTCGGATTCACAACGCTGGTTTAACTTCCTGGGCTTTCGCTGATGTGGTTGGCTCTGAAAAGCTCATTCACTCAATGGACGAGTACGAAGAAGGCGCTCGCAGTATACCGAGGCCTGAACGTGAGGCGCTCGATAAGAAAAACGCTGTGATTTACGGGCAGCGCCGGGATTCAGGATTTACAGGCTATGCAGAGTATCGATCTCAGCGCGACGCGGTAATCACAACGCTGCTTACAAGTCAGCCTGACCCGCAGCGTGGTACCAAACTGACGGCCTCGCCAGACATGCTGGCTAAATGGGCCGCATCACTCCGGCAGTGCGGACGTATCGCGCTGGTGGATGAACTGCAGACAGCCCCGGCAGATGTTGAACTTCACCGCGTCCCTGACGTGAAGATGAATGTCTATTTCCGGCGCTGGCTGCATATCTGGCAGCACCTGCGTGATCACCCTGAATACCGGTTGGTCTGGTGTACCGATGGTACAGATGTCGAAATGATTCGCGCTCCATGGGATGAAATGCAGCCAGGAAAGGTTTATGTCGGATCAGAACCCAAGACCTACGCTGACGCCTGGGCAAAGCAGAACCATCCTGAGCGCATCTATCAGGAGTTTATCGAAGCGCACCGCAACGATGTGATGCTTAATGCTGGGCTCCTTGGTGGTACCCGCGCTGATGTAATGGCGTTCGCTCACAGCATCATCCGTCTTTACTACCGGATCGAGAGTTATCGCTTCTGGAAGAAAGAACAGGCTGGTGCAGCTGTGGGTGACATGCTGGCGTTCGGTATCGTTGCGCAATCATTCGCTGGCCGCCTGGTCACCGGTCCTCTGGTTCACACGGTGTTTAAAACTGACGGGATTGGTAAGGAGGCCGCATGGTGGAAACACAAGTGAAGTTTGTTGTGGTTGGTCACCACTCCCGGATAGGGCATGCACAACGTCTGGCTACGATGTTGGATGCTCATCTGCTTATTGACGATGGTAACCACGGCGCGAACTGGAATCATCGCCGTGCTCTTGAATGGGCCAAAGAACAGGGATGTCATGTTGTCGTATTAGAGGATGATGCTCTACCGGTAGATGATTTTATTTCTGCTGTTTACGACTGGATTGAGCGTTACCCTGATTCACTTATCAGCTTCTATCTCGGCACAGGAAGACCACCTCAGTATCAGCTTGAGATTGCATCGAAGCTTATCGCTGCTGATAAATCTCGGGCTGATTTCATTACGCTCACACGACTGATACACGGCGTCTGCTATTGCGTTCCTCCATGGCATATCCAGAAAGTATTGGATAAATGGAGCCACAGTAAAGCTGCTGATTATGCCGTGGGTGATGCGCATGGAGGACCAGTTATCTACCCATGCTATTCACTCGTTGATCATGCAGATGGTCAGCCTGTTGAACCTGCGAGAGATAATCAGCCAAGAACAGAGCGACGTAAGGCATGGAGGTTGTATGGGTAAATTAAAGACTCTCCGCCCCAGGTTTAAGGCCATCGATACCCGCCGCATTAAGCCTGTTTATGGCGAGAACCGACGAATAAGCGGAAGTGCAAGGGTTGGACTTAAGCGCAGGATATACGTCCGTGATGGTGGGCACTGCTGCATGTGTGGTCGAGTAGTTGACCTTCATGACAGCGAACTTGATCACCGTATAGCTTTACAGTTTGGTGGCGATAACGAGACAGGCAACCTGTGGACGCTTTGTATTGAGTGTCACGCTGGTAAGTCAGCGCGTGAGTCTGCAACAGCACAGCCAGACGTTGAAGCATTGAAGCATCAGGTGCCCACTGGCGACGGACATGCTGACATCATCGTGATCTAATACAACTGATAATTGATATCAATACCATGTAGATATAGTTTCATTTCGAATCATTCAGAATGTGAATGACATGAATTCTCATCCACACACCGGGGGGGTATGGTTGGGTGTCAACGCCGATCGCGCTGGACACCGCGCCCCCTCTCACGCACAGAAAAAATTCCCTTTTGGAGGGTGTTAACGTGTTAACAGGACAAAAGCGCAAATACGCACTGGCGCTGATGTCCGGTTCATCCCAGGCTGAAGCAGCCCGTAAGGCCGGTTATTCCGAGAAAACCGCAAGGTCACAGGGTTCACGGCTGGCAAAAGACCCGGATGTCATCGCGTTTATCAACAAGAAACGTGCTGCAGATCCATATGATTTACCGACCAGGGATGAAAGCACTGCACCACCTCCAGTAGTTAACAGCACAGTAAAAACCTTTGAGGACCCACTCGAATTTCTTAAGTCGGTAATGAACGACACCACAGAAGAAATTGACACCAGAAAGGATGCCGCCAAGGCAATGTTGCCTTATCTCCATCCGAAGAAAGGTGAGGGGGGTAAAAAAGATGCCCGCCACGCCGCCGCGAAGGTTGCAGCCACTGCCAGTAAATTTGGTGCCATGGCACCACCAAAGCTGGTGGTCAACAATAAGGTGTAACGTATGGCTCAGTGGTCTACCGCCTGCCTCGATTGGGAACGGCGACTAATTGCTGGTGAGTCAATCATCCCGCCAGCAATTTTCCCTGATCAGGCAGAGCAGGCGCTTGGTATTTTCCGTGAGCTCCGTGTTTCAGATCTGCCTGGTAAACCAACCTTCGGTGAATGTTCTGAGGAATGGGTTTTTGATTTTGTGAAGTCCATCTTTGGTGGCTACGATGCTGAAACAGGGAACCAGCTTATACGTGAGTATGGGTTACTGATTTCAAAGAAAAACACCAAATCAACCATTGCTGCCGGAATTATGCTGACCGCGCTTATACTTTGCTGGCGTGAGGATGAAGAACACCTGATTCTGGCTCCAACAAAAGAGGTTGCTGATAACAGCTTCAAGCCAGCTGCCGGAATGATACGTGCTGACGATGAGCTTTCAGATATGTTCCAGATTCAGGACCATATCAGGACAATCACCCATCGGATTACGAGAAATACCCTTAAGGTTGTAGCCGCAGACACTGACACGGTTTCAGGTAAAAAATCTGGTCGTATCCTGGTAGACGAACTCTGGTTATTTGGAAAACGTTCCAATGCGGAAGCGATGTTTATGGAGGCCCTTGGCGGCCAGGTATCACGTAACGAAGGCTGGGTGATCTTTCTTACCACGCAGAGCGATGAACCCCCGGCTGGAGTTTTCAAGGAACGACTGGATTACTGGCGTGATGTCAGGGACGGAAAAATAACGGACCAAAAAACGCTGGGCATACTCTACGAGTTTCCTGATGAAATGGTAGAGAAAAAAGCCTATCTGGATCCTGAAAATTTCTACATTACAAACCCAAATATTGGGCGCTCGGTCAGTGCTGAGTGGATAGCCGATCAGCTTCGTAAGAACCAGGCCAAAACAGACGGTACTCTTCAGCAGTTTCTGGCAAAGCACCTGAATATCGAAATAGGCCTTAATCTCAGAACTGACCGCTGGGCAGGTGTCGATTTCTGGGAACCGCAAATCAGGCCTGTGACCTTCACAGATATCCTTCAACGTGCTGAGGTTGCTACTGTTGGGATAGATGGTGGTGGCCTTGATGACCTTCTTGGTCTTTACGTAATCGGGCGGGACAAAAATACTCGTGAATGGATTGGATGGGGGCATGCCTGGGCGCATGAAATTGCAGTACGCCGCCGAAAAAGTGAGGAGTCACGTTTCAACGATTTCGTTAAGGCTGGTGATCTGACCATCGTTAAACGTGTAGGTCAGGACACTGAAGAGGTCGCTGAATATGTCAGCCGTATCAATGATGCGGAGCTGCTGGACAAAATAGGCATTGACCCGTCAGGAGTTGGTCAGATCCTTGATGCTCTCGTTGAGGCTGAAATACCTGAAGATTCGGTAGTTGGTGTGAGTCAGGGCTGGCGACTTGGTGGTGCGATAAAGACCACAGAGCGCAAGCTTGCCGAGGGTGTTCTGATTCATGGTGGCCAGCCGTTAATGGCCTGGTGTGTTGGCAACGCAAGGGTGGAACCCAAAGGTAACGCAATCCTCATTACAAAACAGGCCAGCGGGAAGGGGAAAATTGACCCACTCATGGCCCTGTTCAATGCCGTTTCGCTAATGGCTCTTAATCCCGAAGCGAAGAAAAAAGATTACCAGGTATTTTTCATATAAATCACACGTCAGTTAATGACCCGCTACGGCGGGTTTTTTCGTTTCTGGAGGACAGTAAATGAAGCTTGACCGCGCATGTACGATCATGACGGTGAAAGCTGTGGATGAGGACAAACGGATAATCACCGGGATTGCCTCCACACCATCACCTGACCGTGACGGCGACATTATGGACCCTGACGGCGCTAAGTTTGGTAGTGAAAACCCATTTCTCTGGCAGCACGACAGAACCCAGCCGATCGGGAACTGCGCTGCAAAGAAAGTGAAAGAGGGGCTTCAGATCACGGCACAACTCGTGAAGCCCACACCAGACATGCCATCGCAACTGGTGGCCAGGCTTGAAGAGGCATGGGCATCTATCAAATCAGGTCTTGTAAAAGGCCTCTCAATTGGCTTCAGGCCCATTAAATACGCATTTCTGGACTCAGGCGGCATCCATTTTCTCGAATGGGAGCTTCTTGAAGTCTCTGCTGTAACGATCCCGGCTAACGCCGAGTGCTCAATTCAAACGGTTAAATCTTTTGACCGCCAGTTACTCGCCGCGCTTGGCAAAGAGAAACCGGTAGTTAAAACCATAAATTCTGCTGGCGCTTCAGCACCGAATAAATCTTCTCAAAAAGGAAAACCAACGATGAATATCGCTGAACAGATCAAATGTTTTGAAAACAAACGTGCGGCGCTGGCTGGTTCGCTGAACGAAATCATGAGCAAAGCTGCTGATGAAGGCCGTACTCTCGACGCAGAAGAAACGGAAAAGTACGACAATACATCTTCTGAAATTAAAGCAGTTGATGACCATCTTGGTCGTCTTCGCGATATGGAGTCCAGTATCGCTGCTTCAGCAAAACCGGTTATCAAGACAGCTAATGGTGATGTGACAGTTGTAAATCAGGCTCCCGCAGTCATCCGAGTACCTCCAAAGCTGGAAAAAGGTATTGCGATGGCACGCTTCACCAAAGCTCTCGCAGCCGCTAAAGGTGTCCGCTCTGAAGCTCTTTCAATTGCGAAGAGCAAATACCCTGAAGATACCAAACTTCATCACGTTCTGAAGGCCGCTGTAGAAGCAGGGACAACGACTGACCCTGCGTGGGCAGGTTCTTTAGTTGAATACCAAGATTTCGCGAATGACTTTGTCGATTTCTTGCGTCCACAAACAATTATTGGCCAGTTTGGTGTGGGAAATATTCCTTCACTGCGCGATGTGCCTTTCAACGTTCGCATTCCAGTACAAACTTCAGGCGGTGCAGCGCAGTGGGTTGGTCAGGGTAAGGCCAAACCACTGACCAAATTTGATTTCTCAAACATCACCTTTGGTTTCTCAAAAGTTGCCGCCATTTCTGTTCTTACAGAAGAGTTGATCCGCTTCTCTAATCCAAAAGCAGATGTTCTGGTTCGAAACTCTCTTGCTGAATCCGTTATTGCACGCCTGGATACTGACTTTGTAGATCCTACGAAAGCAGAAGTATCAGGAATTTCCCCTGCATCTATCACTAATGGTGCGACAACCATCCCAAGCACCGGTGATCCTGATGCAGATAGCACTGCGGCATTTGAAGTGTTTATCAATGCAAATCTTCAACCTACTGGCGCAGTATGGTTGATGTCCAGTTCAACGGCGCTGGCCATCTCCAAGCGTAAAAACGCCCTTGGACAGAAAGAATATCCAGACATGACCATGTTTGGTGGCACGTTTGAAGGCCTTCCAGCCATCGTTTCTCAGTATGTCGGAAATCAACTTATCCTGATGAACGCTCCAGATATCTATCTCGCAGATGAAGGCGGTGTTGCTGTAGATATGTCAACTGAAGCATCTCTGGAAATGGAATCCGAGCCTACTGGTGATAGCGTTACGCCAACGCCAGTCGAATTGGTTTCTATGTGGCAGACAAATAGCGTAGCCATCCGCGCAGAGCGCTGGATCAACTGGAAACGTCGCCGTACTGCAGCTGTAGCAGTGATCAGTGGTGTTAACTACTCTTCCGGCCAGACCAGCTAAACAGGAGGGCGGGGGAAACCCCGCCATTTCAGATGGCAAAAATCAGATACCTTCAGCGTACACATGACTCATTGCCAGGAGATGAGAAATTTGTGAATGACCAGTACGCAAAGGTGCTGGTTCTGCTGAAAAAAGCGGAATACGTAACCGGCAAAAAAGCAGGGGTGCGTAAAAACAAAAAAGAAAACGCGGAGAATGGCTGATGTGGAACCCTTTTAGACGGAAAGAGAAAGCCCTCCAGCAACCACCATCCAGCGTCTGGACTCCAATTTTTTCTTTCATTCGTGAGCCATTTGGTGGTGCATGGCAAAGAAATATGGAGATCAGAAACGAAACAGTACTATCTTACCCTGCAGTATTTTCATGTATTACTTTGATTGCCAGTGATATTTCAAAAATGTCACCTTCTATTCAGGCTAAAGACTCAAATGATATCTGGAAAGATGTTAATGATAGTCAGTTTGAAAATTTAATAAGCAAACCAAATCAGTTTCAAAATACCATTCAGTTCATGGAAACCTGGATGAACTCGAAGCTTTCACGCGGAAACACATACGTGATGAAGGTGAAAAATACCTCCGGGAAAATTACAGAGCTTCGTGTTTTAGACCCAGACAAAGTCGTTCCACTTGTTGCAGATGACGGTTCTGTGTTTTACCGCATTAGCCCAGATCAAATTAGCGGCCTTCCTGTTCAGGTAACCGTACCTGCGCGTGAAATTATTCATGACAGATTCAACTGCCTTTTTCATCCTCTGATTGGCGTATCCCCTATTTACGCATGCGGAATGGCCGCGATGCAAGGTAAGCATATTCAGGAGAGTTCAGCCTACTTCTTTAAAAATGGTGGTAAGCCTGGCGGGATCATAACGGTGCCTGGTTCTGTTGATGCTGAAAAGGCGAAAGAAATTAAAGCTGCTTGGGACGCTGGTTATACAGGGGAGAATGCCGGTAAAACAGGTTTGCTTTCTGGAGGCGCAGCTTATCAGGCGCTGACAATGTCTGCTGTTGATGCAGATACCGTTGAGCAGCAGAAATTATCTGATCTGGCTATTTGTTCTGCTTTCCATGTGCCAGCTTACAAGGTTGGCGTAGGTTCAATCCCTGGGTCTGATAACGTTGAGGCACTTGAGCAGCAATATTACTCTCAGTGCCTTCAGGTGCTTATTGAATCAATCGAGGCGCTGCTTAAGGAAACCTTCGATCTGGGTTCAAATAAGCGTGTAGAGCTTGATATCGGCGCCTTGCTGCGCATGGATAGCGAGCGCAGGATGAAAGCTTTAGGTGATGGGGTTAAGAATACGATTCTCACACCAAACGAAGCTCGTAAAAGAGAAAATCTTCCTCCTGTTGAAGGCGGTGATGCTCTTTATCTCCAACAGCAAAACTACAGCCTTCCTGCACTGGCCAGGCGCGATGCGTCAGATGACCCATTTGGTAAAAATACTTCTGATCCTACTCCACCTTCGAAATCAGCCATTTCACTGGTTGAAAAGTCGTTCGTAAAAACTTCACTGAGAGGGATTATTAATAATGAATGAGCGCGAATTATCTATCATTCAGGCGATCGGTGAAGAGGTGAGGGATATCATCACCACTATGAAATCTCAGCTTGAAAGTGAAGTGAAGAGTCTCGTTACTGATGCGGTGAAGGCTGCTGTAGCAGATATTCCAGCACCGGTAGTTCCAGAGTTGCCAGACGTTACGCAACTGGTAAGGGATACGGTGAAGGCCGCCGTGGCCGAGATTCCGGCACCAGTGGTTCCTGATTTGCCAGATGTGACGCAACTGGTCACAGATGCGGTGAAGGCCGCCGTGGCCGACATTCCAGAGCCGGTAGTTCCAGACCTTCCAGACGTTGCGCAGTTGGTTACTGATGCAGTTAAAGCAGCGGTTGATGAGATACCTGAACCTACCGCCCCGAGCGATGGTCGCGATGCACTGCAAATTGAATTAGAACCGTGCATTGATGAAACAAAATCCTACCCTCGTGGAACATATGCGACTCACAAAGGTGGGCTATGGCGTTCTTATCAGAAGACCGATGGAATGCGCGGATGGGAATGCATTGTAGACGGCGTTGCAGGGGTCAACATCCAGCAGGATGAAGAACGTTTCTTCACTATCTCACTTGAAAAGGCCAGCGGACTCGTTGACGTAAAAACTTTTGCTATCCCTGTCACCATTTACCGAGATGTATTTAAGTCTGGTAAAGAGTACGAACCTGGAGACACCGTAACTTGGGCTGGATCGCTATGGCACTGCAATGAAAAAACTGCAGATAAGCCAGGTGAACCAGGAACAAAAGGTTGGACGCTTGCAGTTAAGAAGGGGCGGGACCTGAGGGATAAACCATGATTGAACTGGTAGACCTTGACGAAGCAAAGCTTCACCTTCGAATTGATGATGATTATGGAGACTCCGATCTTGAGATGAAAATACAGGGCGGTAGCGCTGCCATATTATCTTTCATTCAGGGAAGTCGTGAACTCGTTGTTGATAGTTCCGGGGTTCTGGTAGAGGGAGAACCGCTTAAGCGCTGCCAGACAGCCTTGCTTGTTTTGCTTGGCTATCTGGACAGAAACCGTGGCGGTGAGGAAGAAGAAAAACTGAAGCAGGGTGAACTTCCTTACGCTGTCTCCATGCTTATTTATGACCTTCGAAAACCGACAATAATTTAAGGAGTTGATATGGCTTGTGCAGGTTGTGCCCGCCGCCGTGAATGGATAAAAAAATGGATGAAAAAAGCCTATGAACGAGCAACTCGTAACAGAACTCCTGGAAGCGCTAAAAGCCCAGACCGAAGCTCAGAAAAAACAAACTGAGGCAATTAACCGTCTTGCCAACTCTAATGAGTCACTTTGCAAATTGATAATGCAAACGCTGGCCGAAGAAGTTGAAGAGGATAATCTCCCTCAGCAAACTTACCTGAGTGACAGAAAAGTGAGGTAAAGATGGACCTCGGGAAATTGAGGCACAGGATCAGCATCGAGCGCCGAACAGATGTGCAAAACCCTTCTACCGGCGCTATGTCTTACTCCTGGCAAAAAATTGCAGATGTTTATGCTGAAGTAACACCTGTTTCCGTCAAAGAGTTCATCACCTCTCAGGCCGCTAATGTTGAGTTAATTGCCCGCGTTAAAATACGATATCGGGAGGATATTCAGAATCAGGACCGGATTACTTTCCGAGGAAAAATTTACGCAGTAGAGGGGATTCTTCCTGATCCTGATAGTGGGCTTGAATATCTCACACTCCCTTGCTCGCAGGGGGTGAAAGATGGCTGATGGGGTTGAGATTAAGCTCAATGGTCTTGATTCGTTATTGGGAAAGCTTGACGCGATAAGCGATGACCTTCGGCGCAAAAGTGGTCGTTCTGCTTTGAGGAAGGCTGGCAATATCATCGTGAACCAGATAAAAAATAATGCCTCACGTCTGGATGATCCTCATACCGCTCGTAACATATCCGATAATGCAGCCATCAGATGGAACGGTAAGGTATTCAAACTAACCGGTGACCTGGGTTTTCGCATCGGTATTCTTCAGGGGGCTGTACTTAAAAAACATCCAAGCATGTCCAAAGATGCTCCGACGCCTCACTGGCGACTTCTGGAATTTGGTACTGAAAAGATGGCAGCCAGACCGCTTGTTCGTGCAGCAGCAAACTCTCGGCTCACTGAGGTATTCAACTCTTTTGCCATTAACTATGAGGCTGGTATAGACAGAGCAATTCAGCGAGCTCAGAAAAAAGGAGTTTAGCCATGATACCTCCGATATTTCCTGTCTGTGCGGCAAGCCAGGCGGTAACAGATCTTCTTGGTTCAGATCCAGTTAGGCTTTATCCATTTGGTATGCAAAATGACAATGTCACTTACCCTTATGCGGTATGGCAGAACATCGGCGGTGAGCCAGAAAACTTCCTCAATCAGATCCCAGACATTGACCGATTTTCTTTACAGGTCGACATCTATGGAAATACTGATGAGGAAGTTATTTCTGTAGCCATGGCAATCCGTAATTCTATTCAGGCTAAGGCGAATATTACCCGATGGGGTGGACAAACTCGCGACCCCAATACAAACCGTTACCGATATTCGTTTGATATCGACTGGTTTGTAAAACGATAAACCAAACCCTTCCACTCACCGGCCTTGAGCCGGTTTTTTTATATCTGGAGATAACTATGTCAGTAGTGACTCAAGGCACACAGATGTATGTGCTCGCGAATGGTGTCGTGAGCGAAATTGAATGTATCACTTCGTTTTCACCCGGCAGTAGCCCTGCTGATCAGATTGAGGATACCTGTCTCAGCGAACGGAATACCCGCCAGTATAAAAAAGGTCTGCGTACCCCTGGCCAGGCTACCGTTGCTCTGAATGCTGATCCCGGGAATGATAGTCACCTTTTGCTCAGCAACCTTGCTGAATCAAATGACCAGGCAAATTTAACATTCGCAATCGGATGGGCTGATGGCGAGTCTATGCCTGTTGTCGCAACTTCAGGTGATCCTGATGCTGTTGATGGCCTTTCGCTTCCTGATGACCGTACCTGGTACGTATTCCAGGGTTATGTATCTGACTTCCCGTTTGACTTTCAGGCTAACACCGTTGTTCAGACATCGGCGACTATCCAGCGCTCTGGTCAGGGCGTATGGATCCCGAAAGCGCAACCAACAAGTTAAGTTCTATTTAACCTGAGCGGGGGAAACCCCGCCTTTTGACGGAACAAAGAAATGAAACTGACGCTCGACACGATTAAAAATGTAGGTGCATTTACGGGCCGCCCTGTAGAAAAGGAAATTGAGTGGACTGACAAGGACGGCAATAAACATGTGGCCACCACTTATGTTCGTCCTATGGGTTTTCATGCGGCAAAGTTTGACATTCTTTCCGTAACTGGAAAATCTGACGGTGTTGCTGGACGCATTGCATCTTCAATTTGTGACGAAAATGGCGATCCTGTATTCACTCCTGATGATATTACTGGTCATGCTGATCCAGAACGAGGCGCTCTTGACGGAAGCCTGACAATTGCCCTGCTCGTAGCAATTCAGGAAGTTAACTCTCTGGGAAAGGAAAGCTCAGCGCAGAAGACGAATTCTGGTGTGAATTAGTCCTCAATGGCATCGGTGGAAGGACCATTGCTGAAGCCCAGGAGTTATTGAGTATCAAGGAATATCAGATTTGGTCAGCGTACCGTTCTAAATTTGGCAGCCTTAACCCAATGATGCGAACCGAATGGGCTGCCGGTTTGGTTGCTTCTGTGCTGGCAAACGTCAACAGGGGAAAAGATACCCCACCTTTCAGAATTACCGACTTCACCCCCCACATCAACGCGCCCGCGATCACTCTCGAAGAGGCCATGAAGGAGTGGACATAAATTATGGCTGGGAAAAATCTCGGTACACTCACAATCGACCTGATTGCAAAAACGGGTGGATTTGTTGCAGGTCTTAATCAGGCAGAACGAGCCTCAGCAAAGTGGAGCAAACAGGTACAGGATGATGCAGCATCTGCTGGCGCTGCACTGGCAGGCATTGGTGCAGCAGCAGTAACTGCAGGACTGGCTGTTGGTGCTGCTGGCTTTCAGTTACTGAAAAGCACGTCCAAGCAGATCACCGAAACTGATCGGTGGGCAAAGTCGCTAAGGATATCAACACAGGAGCTTTTAGCCTGGCAATTTGCTGCGGAAAAGGCAGGAGTTTCCGGCGATCAGATGGCCGATATTTTCAAAGATATTGGCGACAAGATTGGTGATGCGGTACTTAATAAATCAGGTGAGGCTGTTGATGCGCTAAATGCGCTTGGCCTTTCTGCTGAGAAATTATCAAAAGTAAGCCCTGACAAACAGCTTCTGGCGATTGGTGAATCTCTGGGTAAGATCGGTACCAATGCCGAAAAGACTACCATTCTGGAAAGTCTTGGTAACGACCTTTCAAAACTGCTTCCGCTGTTTGATAACAATAATGAAAAACTGAAACAATTTATTGATCTGTCGAAAGACTACGGGGTAGCGCCAGACCCTTCCTCTATAGATGACCTGGTAAAGGTAAACCAGTTATTCGAAGATATGGAGGCACAAGTATCGGGTCTAAAAATTCAGATTGCCGCAGGCCTGGCAAAAGTTGACCTAACCCCATTGCAAAAATCTCTTGATAAGCTTCGGGATGTTTTAACCGACCCGGTAGTATTGCAGGGACTTACTGACCTGGTTTCTGAGGTTGCTCAACTCGCTGGATGGCTTGTTAAAGCGGCAGCAGGAGCTGGGCAACTGGCAGCAAGTACCGGAAACAGATTTGCTGCCTTAAGCGGTAAAATTGACCTGAACAATATCGATCAGGTTAATGAGCGCATTGCTTATCTTCAAAAAAATCTTGAGGGTAGAAAGAGTATTTACTCTCAGGATAAATCAATGTTCTCCTGGTTCACCGGTGGTGATGATAGCGTTAAAGCTCTCAACGATGAGCTGAGTATGCTGATTCAAACCCGAGATAAACTTGCAAAACCAGTTGTTGGAGCCCTTCCTCTTGGTGCAGCTACTGTTGGAACAGCCGGACAATTTGGACTACCTCCAGGTGGTACTAACGGTAAAGTTACCCCTGACGCAGGTGCAAAGAAACTTGAATCTGCATTCAAGGCTCTGGAAACAAGTTATCAACGTCAAATAGCGCTAATTGACGTAACCGGTAAAAAAAACCAGGAAGTAACTGAGGTTGAAAAACTCCGGTTCGATTTAACAACTGGGAAGCTAACCGGTATTAATGCCGCACAGCAGGAGAGGCTGCAGCAGTTAGCTACTGAGGTTGACAGGCTTAACGCTCTCAAAAAGGCCAATGAAGAAAATCTGAAGCTTGCAGAGTTCGCGGCAAATCTCAGAAAGCAAAATCAAAACGATAACGCAGCCAATGATGCAGAATTCGTTGGTGCTGGTATGGGCAAGAAAACCCGGCAGCGTATGCAGGAGTTGCTGGATATTCAGAGCGGCTTTCTTGAAAAACAAGCCGATCTCCAGAAGCAGTATCAGAGTGGAGACATTACAAAATCACTCTATGACAAGGAAACGCAGGCACTGCAGGATGCTCTGAATGAACGTCTTGAAATACAGGAGGACTACTACCAAAAATCTGATGACAAGATGGGTGACTGGCAAAGCGGAATATTCGACTCCCTGAATGATTATGCTGAGAAGTCATCTGACTATTATCAGATTGCCGCTGATGGGATGACATCTATTCTTGATAGCGCAACGTCTTCTATAGCCGATAACCTTCAGGACTTAGTTACCGGTGCTGAAGATTTAGGTGATTTCTTCAGTAATATTTTTGCTGACCTTGGTCAGGTCGTTATTAAAACGCTCACTGAAATGGCCGCACAGTGGCTGGTGTATCAGGGTGTTCAGTTGCTTGTCGGTAAAACTGCTCAGGCTTCCGCAGCAGGAACACTGATAGGTAATGCTCAGGCGACATCATTCCAGGCTCAGCTCGCAGCCTACGCATCAACAGCGGCAATCCCTATCGTTGGTCCAGCGCTTGCGCCTGCTTCAATGGCTGCAGCTGCCGCAATAACTGCTCCTCTGGTAGCAGGTGTAAGCGTATCAGCTCTTTCCGGTATGGCTCACGACGGTATTGATAGCGTTCCTGAAACAGGGACATGGTTGTTGCAGCAAGGTGAGCGAGTTACGACGGCGAAGACCAGTGCAAAACTGGATGCAACGCTCGACCGGGTAAATAAACAGACCAGTGAGGGCAATGGGGGAACATACGCGCCTCAGATTTATGTGAATGGGGATCCTGATGCCAGAACAATCGAGATGCTAAAGCAAGCTGTAAGGGATGGCGCTCAGCTCGGCTATAAGATGGTGAATGACGATCTGGCAAGCGGGAAGGGCAAGACATCAAAATCTCTTTCTGGTGGCTGGGGAGTAAGGAGAAAGGCTGGCTAATGGCAATCACAACCAACATTACCTATCCGCACGATTACCTTCCCGTTCCTCTTCAGGATGGATATGGGTTAAAACCAGTAAGCCCGCTACTTCGTACCACTCTGACATCAGGACGAGCAAGGCAGCGCCGCCGTTATATGTCTACCCCGACTATGGCTAGCGTAACCTGGACGCTTACTGAGAAGCAGGCCCAGACCTTTGAAGCATGGTTCAGGGATGCCCTAACTGATGGTGCGGCATGGTTCAACATGAACCTTCGTACTCCGGGAGGTGAGTCCTCAAAGGTCTGCCGGTTCACGGAAATCTACGATGGGCCAAATATAATAGGCGGTAATTACTGGCAGTACACTGCTGAGCTCGAGTTATATGAGCGCCCACTGCTAACTCCTCCATGGGGGCAATTCCCGGAATTTATTGCAGGTATGGATATTATCGATCTTGCTCTTAACAGGGAGTGGCCAGAAGCATGACTGTACTTAACAGGCTTTACGCCAGCAGCGGAAGCGAAGTTATCATAGATACTCTTCAGATCACTGTTGGTGGCGTTGACTACTGGCTAACGCGAGGTTGGGACGATATCACGGTAACGCTTGAGAACGGACAGAAGGCTACATTTATCGGTTCGGCAATTGATATTGCACTTCCAGCTCGTAATGCAGACGGAACGCAGGATCTGAAATTTGCTATCAGCAACATTGACGGCATTGTTTCTACGGCGATCAGGAATGCACTCGATAACCTGAAAAATGCCAGCCTGACTTTTCGCCGTTATGTTTCGTCTGATTTGTCATCCCCTGCCGCGCCGCCATACACCCTTGCTATAAAGAACGGGTCATGGACTGCAACGGAGGTTCAGATTACCGCAGGGTATATGAACATCCTTGATACAGCGTGGCCACGCTACCGCTACACTCTTCCTGACTTCCCTGGTCTCCGTTATCTGACTTAAGGACTACCCATGTTTGATCCTGATAAATACCGTTCAGTCACCTGGCTGAAGGGCGGCCGCGTTTACCCTGAACTTGACTGTTTCGGGATTGTGAATGAAATCAGAAGTGACCTTAATTTGCCTCTATGGCCTGAGTTTGCAGGGGTAACTAAGGATGATAACGGTCTTGATCGGGAAGCCAAAGGTCTGATGTCTGAACTGGAAAGATGTGAACCATCTCCCGGCGCGGGTATCGCCTGTTATTCTGCTGGGATGGTTACACACGTTGCGATAGTTGTTGATATTGGAGGTTCGCTGTACGCAGCAGAATGTAACCCTAAATCGAACGTAACGTTTCTTCCTCTTTCCCGTTTTGAACGGCGATTTGTGAAGGTGGAGTATTATCAGTGACGATCAAAATCTATCCCTCAAGATTACCCGGTGAGCCACTTGAAACGCATGAACATGCCAAAATGATTTTGGCCGACTGGTTCTCAGAGAATGTGGAGGGCTGGGAACTTGACAGGCAACATCCAGTCACTGTCGAAGTCAATGGTGAACACGTACCGCCAGAAGGTTGGTCAGAACGGATAATCACTGAGAAATGCAATGTATGCATTTATCCTGTGCCTTATGGTACAGGCCTTGAGATTGTCGCGTGGGTCGCCGTAGGCGTCGCTGTGGCCAGCGCTGCTTATTCAATCTTCATGATGAGCAATATGCAGACTGGCGGTTATAGTCAGCCCGGCAATGGTGATCAGATTGACCTGAACCCGGCAAAGGCTAACAGCGCGAAGCTCGGTGATCCTATCCGCGAAATTTTTGGTAAATATCGCGTATGGCCAGATTACGTGGTTCAGCCTGTCAGCCGGTTTGTTAATGAAAAAGACATGGTTACCGATATGTTTCTGAATGTTGGCGCTGGTCATTTCACTTTACCAGCAGCTGAATGGCGTATTGGAAACACCCCCTTTGCTGCATTTGGCGATGACGTTTCATATACCGTATACGCGCCTGGCGCTGATGTATCAGCGGATAAACGCACAGAAAACTGGTTTAACTCCCCTGAAGTAGGCAACACAACATCCGGTACTGCTGGACTTGATCTGGGCTCTAGTGGTCCAGAAAACGTCAGTGTCGTAGCGGATGCATTACTGTTGAACACCAATACAGTAACGCTGATTGGTTCGACAATAACAGAGGATACTGAAATCCCATCCTCCTGGACGGTTGGAACCATTATTGATATAGAGGCACCTGATACATACACCATTGACATCAATAACGGTTACAGCGTCATTTATGGTTCAGTATCTGAGATGGCCCCTGTCGTTGGCATGGCTATGACGCTGGAAGTAAACAACGATACGTTTGAATTATTTGTCGCAGCTTACAGTCCAGCCGTACCTGCCGTTCCAGGTGTAGGTGGAAGTACTGCAAGCATTGCGGCCAGCGCGTCACCTACTACGTATGATTTCAGCAGTACGCCACAAACCTTCACCATTACGTGGAAAACCGTAACCTACACTATTTCACTTACCAGCAACTACGTCACCATGAGTGGTCTGGTGAATGCAATAACAAGCCAGATAAATGCGTCTGGTTTGAGAGCCCGTGATAATTCCGGACGTGTGGTGATCGACGAGCAAAGCAGCCCGTTTGCTGGTGGCTCAATCACCCACAGCGCATTACCTGTTAGTGTTTTTGGAAGTTCACCGGTTGATACTGCAGGCGTAAAATCAACGGGAGGAACTGCAGCCGTTCCAGCCAGCATCCGCCTCGCTTATGATTCGGCGACCGGCGCAAAATTTTCCGGAATACCCGTAGGACTCCAGCGTCTTACGTTATACCCAACCGATTACAGCTATAAAATCACTGATATTTCTGGGCTCACTATTACCGTTGTCAGGGTTCTTGTTTCTGCTGATTCTTCAGGAAATCCAATTACCACAGTGGATCCTACGTGGACAGGCTTTATTCAACGAACTGTTCTTGATGGTTCGGTGACCGGAGTAAACGACAACTACGACTGGGTAGGTCCTTTCCTGTCTTGCCCTGACGGAGAAACAACAGACTGCATTGAAGTAAACCTTAATTTCCAGAATGGACTGGCAAAATACAACAGCAAAGGTAAGAAGAGATCGCAGACCGTAGGGCTGCTCATTCAGTATCGTGTTGCTGGCACAACCGACTGGACGACACTTGAGTTGTCGTATACCAGAAGCGTTGAAGATCAGATCGGATTTACACGGGTGATTGATGTTACTCCTGGTCAGTATGAAGTCAGGATGAGACGCAAGGAAGCACCCTCAGGCGGGTCAACACGCGATCAAGTTTACTGGCAGGCAATGCGAGCAAGACTGCCAAAACGGCCAAGGAGCTATCGCGATATCACTACAGTAGCGCTCAGCGTCAGAACTGGTAATAGACTTGGAGCTCAATCTGACAGGCGTATCAATGTTACAGCCACAAGGCAATATGAAGAAGGTGAACCCCGCAGCATCAGCGCAGCCCTTTATCACGTACTTAAATCACTTGGGTATCAGGATAATGAAATTGACAGGGCCGCGATAGATGCGCTGGAAACAACCTACTGGACGCCACGAGGAGAGACATTCGATTTCGCAACTACTGATACGGTATCCGCACTCGATATGCTTAAGACTATTACCGGCGCTGGTATGGGCTATTTCCTGCTTTCAGATGGAATGGCATCAGCCGGAAGGGAAGGCGTAAAACCGTGGAGTGGGATGATAACGCCACAGGAAACAACAGCTGATTTGACGACATCATTCAAAGCACCGAATGAAGACGATTATGATGGCGTGGATGTGACGTATATCAACGAGCTAACCTGGGCTGAAGAAACTGTTCAGTGTCGTTTGCCTGGAAACCCCACGTCAGTAAAAGTGGAGAACTTCCAGCTTGATGGTGTTCTCAACCAGGACAGAGCTTATCGCATCGGAATGCGAAGACTATTGGGCTATCAGCTGCAGCGTCTATCCCATGACACATCGACTGAAATGGACGCACTCTGTTATGAGTTCATGGACAGGGTAATTTTCACGGATGATATACCGGGCAACCAGACGTTGAGCTGCCTTATCGAGGGAATGACGTATAACAGCAGTACGATGACTCTGCATTTGAGTGAAGCGCCTGACTGGACGTTTCCGAACCCACGGGTTGTTATTCGTGATCAGGAAGGAAAAGCATCTGCATTACTGATTCCAACCAGGGTTGATGATTTCACATTAACCGTTCCATACAGTTCAGCTTTATCACCTGAAACATGGATCATGGATGACCCGGCAGTTGAGCCACTTCGGCTGTTATTCTGCTCTTCAACAAGGGTTGGGTACGATGCACTTATAGGAGAAATATCACCTGGAAGTGACGGGACAAACGATGTAACAGCCATTCAGTATAACCCCGCTAAATATCAGTACGATGATGCGACTTACCCCGGTGATGTCGCCTGAAAAAACCAATTCAACCCGCTACGGCGGGTTTTTTTATGTCTGGAGTTTCCATGACCACTTATGGCACCAACAATCCCCTGGGTTCTCAGGACCCGCGTGACCTTTACGACAATGCGCAAAACTTTGATCATTTATCAAATGACCAGGTAAATGAGAGCTGGAGCGACCGCTTCGGGAACCCTCGACAGACATGGCACGGTATTGAAACCATGGCTCAGGCGGCCATGTCTGCATATGGTTATGTGATTCTTACAGGGAAAACATTCACCACCGGCGCGACTATCAACAACCCTAATGAGGTGCTGCTGAACACTGCCGACGGCGAGTATTACAAATGGACTGGCTCGTTTGCTTCAGGCCCGAAAGTTGTTCCGGCCAACTCAACACCAGCCAGCACTGGTGGTATTGCGCCTGGAGCGTGGCTTGGTGTGGGTGATGCGTCATTTCGTTCAGCTTTGGCCGCTTCGAGTGGTGCCGGGCTGGTTGGTTTTAATGGTAGCCTGTCCTATCCAGCAAATACTGTCGGGGCTGAGTTAAAGCTGCAGTCTGAAGATATTGCATCCCTTGAGAATAAGCTTCCATATGCTGTTAAAACCCTCGCCTCAGTATTAAAGAAGGCTAACGATGGTACGGCTATCACTATCGCATGTTATGGCGATTCACTGACGTATGGGCAGGATACAAGCGCAACTGGTACAGGATCTCCTATCAACGGTGCTACTCAAAGCAGAAGTCCTAATCCATATCCCGAGGCGCTAGCGACAAGCCTGACAACTATCGGATTTTCAGCATCTGTAATTAACCGTGGGTATCCTGGTGATACTTCATCTGACGGTTTAACGCGGTGGGCGTCGGCAAGTGCCACAGATGTTGCGATCATCATGTACGGCACCAATGATGCTATGAACTATGGCGGAACTGGCCTTGTTAGCGTGGATGATTTCAGGAAAAACATTTCCTCGATGATAGAGAGGGAAAGGGCGAAAGGAGCAGTTGTAATACTCATGTCTCCGCCAAACGTGGCAGAGCGAATTGCTAATGCAAAGATAGCGCCTTACCGGGCGCAGATGGAATATCTCGCTAAGGCATATTCGATTACTTACATTGACTCTGCTCAGCAAATTGAGACCATGACAAAGCAGTGGACGGATAATGTTCATCTCACTTCTTTTGCTTACAACGAAATGGGATGGCACATTGCCGCTCTGTTCTCAAGCAGGGAAGGTGCCATTCAGAGTGTATGTGCTGGGCAATTATTTCACCCAACCGATCACATTGGTTATGGCGGAGGAACATCATTCCAGGTTGTTTCTGGTGCGAAAGGGAATAACTTCCTTATTAATTTAGGTGTTGGTCAGATCTATGCGATTGGAATTTACTGTAGTGAAGACGTTTTGCCTGTTATCCACTGCGTAAACTCACAAGGCACAAGCTCGGCAATAAGTGCGTACTATGCTGGTGCACCATCTGCTACATCTGGCGTTAAAACTGCCGGGCTCGCTCACGTTAGTTCACTTGGTTTCAGACAAAAGCTAACCGCTCAAAAGCTTAGCAAGGGGTACAGGACTCTTTATATCCTCAACAATGGAACCGTTCCTGCTTACATTGAGGCTATTGAGTTCCAATGCTTATCCCAGCCAGCAATGACTCTTGGTTTCTTTTCCAAGTCAGACGCGCTGAGCGGCATTCACCAACCAGCAAGGATATCTAATGCTACCAATGGATGGGTTGCCGTTGACACTTCAAGAATGCTAACCGCAGATTGCCAGTTCTGCGCAAGGTTAACACTCGGTACAGAAGCAATAGGCGGCATGGCGCTAATGAATGGCTTCCAAAACGCACCAAACAACTTCACTGATAATGCGATTCTTGCTATTCGGTCTGGGGCTATACTTGGTATTCGTGAGATTGTAAATGGGGTGGTGGGTACGGATACCCCGGCAAGCGGCGTATTCCCGGCGACCGGAACCTGGACTGGTGAAATTGAAATGGAAATAGTTGGAACAACATGCAATGTCTATGTTGATGGTGTGTTAAAAGTAACAAAGACAGGAATAACAGTTAATCGTGGATATCCTGCAGTATATGGGCAAACATCTCAGCGATTGACCTGTCACTCTGCATTAATTAAAGGATATACAAAAGCCATTTACGAATGATCTTGGCCGCTGGCCTCTGGCTGGCGGTTGTATTGTTGAAATGCAATAATCTCGCAAATATGAATATGTCATTCGATAATCATCAGGGTTTGCGGTATAAGGCTTAAGTAACTTATTTGCGTCTGCTTCACAACTCTTAATGACTAGATGCACCACCTCATAATTTTTTCTATGATGATGATAAAAGTTGCTCAAGCTTTACATCTACGCACTGATTTACATTTAGGTTTATTTCATCTGAAGATTTTACATGCCCATTGTTTGCGCGAAATAAGATTAATACCATAAAAATGGTAGTGATAATTGGAGTTAATATGTTGACACAAAGTTAATTACTACGCGTTTTTCATTTTAATAACGTGGTGTTAAATTATCATTATCAACTATAAAAAACTACAGCGCACTAAAAAAATGCCCCTGATGGGGCAATCTAATTAAATAGGCATGCCATATTTGGCGTTCATTTCTCTGTCAGGCTGGATTTTTATCTCAATGTTACGAGGTATTAATCCATTTGACTTAAGAGTCTCTGATATGGCCTTTCCCCTTGTAACCGGGAAAGGCCAGTTATCATTATTGTCGCCCTTCGGCACATGCAATGTCATCGTCCTCTGATTGCTTTCCACAGCTTTCTGAACCTGATCTATCATGTCTTGCCCGATAGCATTTGCGACTGAGAAAGGCACGTTTCCATTATGTGACTCACGCAAAGAATGAGATTGATCTGTAGCTTTGTTAACCAAGCACAATAAAACTATAGGGGTGATATATTGAACAGACTTAAAGCGCTCAACGAGGTAACCAACCCCTATGCTGGCAGCAACAATCAGGTACATAAACGACCCCCACATTGCTACGGGCCGTGTAGCATAGTTAGCGCTCGCCTTTGCACATACCAGGATGAGGGCTAATGTAGTAATTGCACCAGAAATCACTGATACCCAGAAAGTGTATCTTTTCCCTTCAGTTTTCTCATCCGATCCCCTTCTTAGCAAGAACGCAGCGCCGCAAACCAACCCAACAGCCAGAACAACGAAGAACGTGCGATCTATTAATTTAAGAAGTGAGTAGAATGCGTTGACCGTTCCTGAAATATCCAGGTGATCTTTTGCCATGCGGTCCGCTCTTCCTCCATTCATTTCAAATATAGCGGACACAAACCACATTACAAGAGTAATGCAGTGGAAAGGGTAAGCCTTAATTTCATAAATAATCTTAAATCTGTTTCTTATGAGGCTAATAAGTAACACTACTCCGCACATGACCGCAAGCACAACGCTGGCAAAAATGTTAGAAAACACACACAAGTAAATTGCAAAGATCAGAGCGCCCGAAAATATCGCCTTTTCGTTAAAGAACACCTTTAACTTAGACGACATTCTTAAAATGTAAAGTGTCAATGCTCCATTTATTAGTGCTGGAACTATATAGTGATAATAACAAGTGAGATTTTGCTCCCATAACAGATATGGGCTGTTATTATTGTTAAGAGTTCTGAATAGGCCAAACATGCACAGTAAATAGAAGATAACCAAAACCGAGCTTGTGTAAGTTGATAATCCTACAGTCTCCCTCATCAAAAGATAGAATTGATAAAGGAATGCCACAACAAGAATTGCAACTAAAACTGCTGTCAAATAGGCGATAGCTTCAAGGAATGTAAACCCTAGGGGCATAACGATAGATGAGGCAATGTTACCAAATAGCGGGAAAGATACCTCAGGCACAACCTTAATCGGATTAAACCCGCCCCATTGTGGATATGCCTGTCTTCCGGAAGAAAGATTGATCCACTCATCACCAGTGATAATTGTTACCGGATGGATAACAGTAAAAAACACTGCTACTACAGCGAAAATAAATGTGAATAATACCAACTTTAAATGAGTTTCTTTTTCCAAATCTTGACTAATCATTTCTCGTCCTTCCGATTATCCTTTAAATCGTTTTTGATGATGTATCGAGGTCTTCCCTTAACTTCAACATATATCCTGCCGATATACTCCCCAAGCACGCCTATACCTATCAATTGTACTCCGCCCAGGAAAAGTATTGAAACCAGCATTGATGGATAGCCGCGAACCGGGTTACCGAAAGCAATCGTGTCAATTATCATCCATGCCCCGTATACGAAAGCTAGGCTTGCAACAATTAAACCAATATATGTCCACATGCGCAGCGGGAACGTAGAGAAGCTAGTGATCCCCTCAAGTGCAAGGTTCCACAACTTCCATCCATTAAATTTAGAATCCCCAGCAATACGCTGTGCTCGGGCATATTCAACGACATCTGTGCGGCCACCAACCCAGCTCAAAACGCCCTTCATAAACAGATTTCGCTCTGGCATTAGTTTGATGTTCTCAACCACCTGACGAGACATCAAGCGGAAGTCACCAACGTTTTCCTCGATCTGCGGGTTACTGATTTTATTGTGGAGCTTATAGAACCATTCAGCGGTCTTACGCTTCAGCCTTCCATCTGTGGAGCGGTCAGTGCGCTTAGCCAGCACCATATCTGCCCCAGATTGCCACTTCTCAATCAGGTGTGGAATGACCTCAATTGGGTCCTGCAAGTCAACATCAATTGGGATTATTGCCTCACCGGTTGCATGGTCCAGGCCAGCGAATAGCGCAGGCTCTTTACCGAAGTTTCTTGTGAATGACAGCGGGACAACAAGCGGATCTGAAACAGCAAGCGCGTTAATAATTGATTCTGTAGCGTCTTTGCTGCCATCGTTTATGAAGACTAACTCGACTTCCAGCTGCTGAAGTCCTTCAAACTCCCGCACCGTTTTATAGAAGATTGGAATCGCTTCCTCTTCATTAAATACCGGAACGACCAGAGAAATTTTCATTTCGCATCCCTAAAGACAATGAACTTTGAGTATATAAATCCGGCAACAAGACTAAATGCCGAGAAAGCTATGAGAGTTAAAACTGGTGGGGCACCAATCGAATCTGCAGCGTATCCGATTAGTGCGGCCATAATGCCCATGAATAATACGAATGCAACATAGCGCCCAGATGTAGCCTGAGAATTGAATGTCCACTTTGCATTTGCAAAAAAACTGAACGTCACAGCAATGCAGAACGCAATTACGTTCGCAACGGCCTGCGTAGCCCAGAAAAAATGCATGAGTGCACCGAAACACAACCAGTGAAGAGCAGTGTTGACAACCCCCACAGAAACATAGCGAGTAAATAGCTTTAACATTAGAAAAATCAGTCAATTCTGAAAGGCCTGAAGTGTAGCATCAGATGATCACTTGATCGACCCTCAATATTGACGATACTGTATGTATATACAGCTTAATTTGTGAGGTGAACATGCCAGGAACAGCAGATATTTGCGCCCCCTTTGTAGCGGCCGCAGAGCCATCCCTTCCTCCTTCTGCAAGTATCGTTGAAACGCAGGAAGGCTTTGATGTCATTGATAAAGCATTGTCATTCAATCGAGGAGACACATTGCTGATCTGGTTTTGCGGCCGCCAGCAGCACGCCTATTGGGCGGGTGGAGCGCTTATCACGGATGATGGCGAAGCCATCGAAGGAGATGCACTGGATGACGTTCGCCTGGTTGGTGTGGTAACTCACACCATTAGCCCTGTGTGGGTAGACGACAATCCGGTGATGTGATGTTTGCCCTGGTGGATGTGAACTCGTTTTATGCGAGTTGTGAAACGGTTTTCAGGCCGGATTTGTGGGGAAAGCCGGTTGTCGTGCTATCCAATAATGACGGCTGCGTTATCGCCCGGTCTGCTGAAGCCAAAAAGCTCGGCATTAAAATGGGTGACCCGTACTTCAAGTGCAAGGACTACTTCCGGCAGCATGGCGTGGTTTGCTTCAGCTCCAATTACGAGCTTTACGCCGACATGAGCAACCGGGTGATGACCACGCTCGAGGAAATGAGCCCCCGCGTAGAAATATACTCAATCGATGAGGCTTTTTGTGATCTGACTGGTGTCCGTAACTGTCGTGTGCTGGAAGAGTTTGGTCATGAACTGAAAGACGCTGTGCGCAGGAATACCGGTCTGGCCGTAGGGGTCGGAATCGCTCAGACAAAGACTCTGGCGAAGCTCGCTAATCACGCGGCAAAAACATGGAAAGCTACTGGCGGCGTGGTGGACCTGTCTAACGTCGATCGTCAGCGAAAGCTCATGGCTTTACTGCCGGTTGACGAGGTGTGGGGCGTTGGCCGCCGCATCAGCAAGAAGCTGGAAGCGATGGGCATCAAAACCGTGCTCGACCTGGCGGACACGCATATCGCCGTTATCCGCAAACACTTCAATGTCGTGCTGGAAAGAACGGTGCGCGAGCTGCGCGGCGAGCCATGCCTGGAACTGGAAGAGTTCGCGCCGGTTAAGCAGGAAATCGTCTGTAGCAGGTCATTTGGCGAACGCGTGACCGAGTACGAGCAAATGCGCCAGGCGATCTGCAGCTATGCCGCGCGCGGCGCTGAGAAGCTACGCGGTGAGCATCAATACTGCCGGTACATATCTGCATTCGTGAAGACGTCTCCGTTTGCGCTGAACGAACCATATTACGGCAACAGTGCATCTGTGAAGCTGCTGACTCCGACTCAGGACAGTCGCGATATTATAACCGCCGCAACCCGATGCCTGGATGCAATCTGGAAGGATGGGCATCGGTACCAGAAAGCGGGGATCATGCTCGGTGACTTCTTTAGTCAGGGAGTGGCTCAGCTAAACCTGTTCGACGAGAACGCGCCGCGCGAAGACAGCGCTCAGCTGATGCAGGTTATTGACCAGCTCAATGCTAAAGGAGGGAAAGGCACGCTCTACTTTGCCGGGCAGGGCGTGCAGCAGCAGTGGCAGATGAAGCGAGAAATGCTTTCTCCACGGTATACGACGAGGTACTCAGATCTGCTTGTTGTCAGGTAACAGGCTCGGTTAATTCTGGCCCCTGGTTCTTCGCATTATCACAGTAAGCGCCTGGAGAAAGTTTCGCCATTGTAACTTTTTGATACGCGTAAGCTGTTGATTCATTTGATCTAAAGATTATGGTTTAATGGCGAAAAATTAACGTATGTGTCTGATTATTATATATAACACGCACGATTTAAAATCCCTCGGCGTTCGCGCTGTGTGGGTTCAAGTCCCACTCCGGCTACCATGGGAAACAAAGAATAATCAAAGCAATAAGCAGTGTCGTGAAACCACCGAAAGGTGGTTTTTTTGTGTTTGAAATCTATGTTACTTATTAGTAATTGTCATTTTTCCCCGCCTGCCTGCCGCACCATTTTTACTCTTCAATCATGAAGTGCTTTCTGGACAATGTCTTTTTACTTATGCCGTTACGTAAATGTGATTATGTTACTGCTGGTGAAATGATGAAAAACGGCAGGAGTCGAGGCAACACTGGTGTATCGGTAGGCTTCATAAAAAAAAGCCTACATAAAGCAGGCGATAAGAATGATGCATAGTTATTATAATGATGGTAAAGCGTAACAGTTTTCTGAAATTAGAACGGTAAAATCCGATAGTTACAAATATTTAGAGGCTGCATCAAAGATTTCCTGTGAGGCCAGTTCCCGATCAGATGCAACATAGATAACCTCATGGTCACCTGTTAAGGACGGAAAACCTGCCGACATGATCTGTAGATTGACTTCTTCTCCGTTGGGATACGCTTCACGTATTGATGTAACCCCTTTAAGTACCGAGATAGCTTTGCAAGGTTTTCCATTAAAAAAAACGATCACTTTTTTCATATATCACCTTGTATTTTGTCGTTGTTTTTCAAGCCGCAAATTTCCAATGGGGTTCTATTTATATTTTTCCACAAAGGGCCGTTTGTTTGCTAAAGGTCTCATCGTTGTCGTAGCGCAATGATAATATTACTTATCGCAGAGCATTACGTTGGCTGCCGCTGGGCCTTTATTACCGGCAATAATAGCGAATTCGACCTTTTGGCCTTCGAAAAGCGTATTGACACTTTCTTCCTGTAAGGCAGAAAAGTGAACAAATACATCTTTACTTCCATCGAGAGGGGAGATAAATCCAAAGCGCTTATCTTCGTTATACCACTTGACCAGACCTAAGATCCTGGATGACAT